GATATATTGCCATAATTTCCGCTAGACCCGTTCTCGAGTGACCTGCCTATGCCTTTGACAGAAAACGCACCGCTGCCAGATGGATAAGCATAAAAGCTGCCCATTATATCAGATAACGTGCCCGTGATATTGGGCAGACCGGCTTCGACCATGGCACCGGGCAAGCGGGTGAGGGATGCACCCATCAGAACCCGGTTCTGCGCGATTCTTTCCCAGCTGCCACCGAACAGTTCGGCGGGGCTGGTGGTGTCGGTGCTCTGGTAGATGCTGCCCACGGGATAGCTGGCCAGTGCACCAGTCTCTTTCAGGTTGATTTTGCCATTTTCGTCCACGGTCAGCCCCTCACCAGCAAGCTTCGTGCTCAAAGCTTTGGCTGTCGGGGTCGTCATGGCCGCAGGCGCAAATGCCGCTTTACCCGTCTCATCCACGGTAAGACCGTCTCCGATCATCACGCCTCCCAGTGTGTCGGCTGTTGCAGGCGGCAGAACGTAGTTTCCTACGCCCATGGCCACAGTGCCTAAAGCCATAAGGATATCCTCCCTTATTGTGTAGTAATGTGCATGCAGATCTGCAGTCGGCATTTTCCATGCCCGCAGCCGCAGGGTGTCGGTACTGCTCTGTGTTGTGCTGTCCAACACGGCTGCTTTTGCGGCGTCCGCACTGTCCGGCTCGATCAGCACAGCAATGCTGTCATCGGCTGTCAGTCCCGGCATATTCAGATCGATGTAACAGCCATGGTCATCTTTCTTCCATCCTGCCGCAGGTATCGTCACTGCGTGCAGCTCCAACCGGTCCGCTTTTACCGCATCCAGTGCATTCATGGCATTGGAGCAGGCAGTCGTTGTCTTGGCAAGCTCCTGCAGCGTGCGCAGGGCAAGTTCCTGCAGGCCCGCCAGAATGCTCAGAACACCCATCGCTTATTCTCCTGCAAATACCTCATCCAGCATGGCGGCCACTTCTGCCTCGGTTGCCAGCACCAGGCCGTCCAGCTTGGTCTTATCCGCAGCGGACATCAGGCCCGCATTGGTAGTGGTGGCGTTGCCATATTTGGTGTCGCTGCCGGGGATGCCCAGTGCGGTGATGTCGCCCTTGGTCACAGCAGCAACAGCGCTCACATGGCCGGTAGCATCCACAGTCACCTTGTACAGGCCGCTGGCCTTAGGGGCATAGCTGGGGTGGACGTACTTGTTTGCGCCCTCGGCAATGCCTGCCAGCTTGGTCTTTTCGGCGGTGGTGTAGTCGTTGGTAGAAAGGCCCTTGCCTGCCACCTTATCCACCTTACCGGACAGGTCCACAGTGGTGTCGTCCAGCAGTTCCATGGTGTAGCTGCCGCTGCTGCCCTTGATCTTGGCGTAGATGTCATAATGCTTGGTGGCGGTGTTCATCACCAGATACAGGATGTTCTCCTGTGCGGCATCGGCGTTCGGCACTGCATCCACCTTCTGGAAGGATGCGTGGCCGGACTTGGAAATGGCGGTGTTGATGGCCTCCACCACCTGTTCGCTGGTCTGGAAGGTGCTGTCGTTGTTCAGCTGGCTGGTCTTGGTGGGCACGGTGATGTTTACGGACTTGTCAGGGTCAATCGTCTGCGCAGTGCCGTTCACCTTGATGCTCTCGATCTTATTGGCCTGTGCGCCAATATTTTCCAGAGCCTTAACCCGCGAATTCAGAGCTTTGTGTTTTGCGTTCTGGCGCTTTGCCAGGTCCTGAAGGTCGCGCAGTGCGGGGATGTGGTTCAGATCGTAATTAGCCATGTTCATTGTCCTCCTCAAAAATTTCGTCAAATAGTGTTTTTACTTCTTCCGGCGTTGCCATAGGCAGACTCATTTTGAATGCTTCCGCCACAAAAGCTTCCCACGCCGGTGTTCCTGGTTCCGGCATTTCGCCGGTATCAGTTCCGCTGTTTTCATATACGATGTACGGCAGGTCGGCGCTTGTGATCGTCACACCATTTCCGTCCGTTCCCTCAAAGGTACAAACGCCTTTTCCAGGGCTGGCGGTCACTGCTGCCGGAACATCCACATGTCCGTCTATTACCAGTGTCGAGCCGCAGACTTTGCTGCACGGCCCGTGCCAGCACACCCGTATCGTCAGTCCCTTCCAGATGCCGGATGCGGCCACATTCAGCCCGTAGATCCCACGGTTGCCTTTGTAGCCGAATGCCAGCGCCATCACCTTCCCGGGTGGTTTTGCCGTTCCGTTCGGCAGCAGAGTCACAGTAAGGTCTGTCATTTTGTCACCCCTCCAGCTGCACATCCGGCACAAGCAGCATCACGCTAAGTGTCAGTGCCTGTGTCGGTTTGCTTGTCGCCCAGAATTTCAGTGTGCCGTTCCCGGCCTCGCACACACCGTACATTCCTGCTGCCATTGCACTGGGCACATCGGCCGATATCACCCCGGCCATCGGCAAGCATGCACTTGTGGCTTTCTCCACAGCAGCCGTGCAGCTGTAAGCCGTTTCACCTTCGGCCTTGTTCCAGCCGTCCACCGGCAGGCTGACCGCAATGCTGCCAAGGCATCCACCATTGTACTCGGCGCTTGCTTTCTCAAGCAGTGCCTTCGTGGTTTCTTCGCTCTGTTTGGCGTTATCCGCGCTGCTTTTTGCGCTTTTTGCGCTCACATCGGCACTTCTTGCAGCCTCGTTCATCGTGTTTTCATAGGCTGCGGCATGCTCCGTAATATCGTTTTTCAGGTGGGCCATAAAATCCACCACTACCGGATCATCCTGTGCTACATCCACCTCAAGCCCGACAAGGTTCTGTACCGTACCCAAGGTCGTGTTGTATTTCTGCAAAATTTCGCCGTTGTCGTTCACACGGTAAAAGCTCACCGCAAAATGTACAGCGCCTTTGTAAGCCACGGCATCTGCTGCCACAACCCAGATAAAGGTGATGGTCTGCTCTGTCACGGTCTTTTCCGTTACGGTAAAATAGTTTCTGTCGCCCTCCGCGTTTTCGTAGTTCACCCGAATCGCAAAATCGGCAAGGTCACTGCCGCGATAGTAGCGATTGATGCGCAGACGGATGCGGTTCACATCCTTGTCCCCTTCTACGCCAAGTACAACGCCCTCTTCCGGCACCGCGATCAGCCGCTTGCTCTCATCGATCACAAAATCCAGCCCAGCATCCGGTTCGGGCATTCCGTCAAAAAGTTCATCCAGATTGTCCATATCACACCTGCTCGATCAAAACTGCATTTGTAACGATCCGTGTTTTCCCGTTCTGGCCCACCAGCTGCACCCGGAAGCTGCGGTCTCCGCTCACTTCCTCCGGCACCATACAGCTCTGGGTCTCGTCAAGCGACACAGGATAAATGTCGTTGAACACGGCCGCCTTTTTGCTCCTTTTCCAGTCTTCGTCACCGCTTCGGAACTGGCATTTCAGGTAATTTACGCTCCCGGCCCTGATGCCGGAAAAATCGCCTTCTTTTTTCAGCCGCTGCCCCTCCACGGTAAAATTCAGCATCCGCATTTAGGTTCCTCCCTGTCACACTCAGCATGCAGCCGCCATTCCAGTTCGCTGATCAGGTTTTTGGTCGCTTCCATCGTGCTGGAGCTCTGCGGCGGGTCAAACAGCATCCTCACCTTCAGCGCCGTATAGCTCTTCACCGCTTCAATGTCCTCTTTTCCCTGGCAGAACTCGCTCCATGTCGCCGTTGCATCGCTGATACCAAAGCCCTCCTGCGGCCCAACTCCCATCTGCCGCAGGATCATCAGCACGCTGTTGATATGCATGATAAGGTCGGCATCAAACGCCGTATACTCCTCGGTCAGTCCAAGGAGTTTCTTCACTGAGGTTAGGATACTGTCCATTTTGAAGTTCCCCTTATAAAAAAGAAAAAGCGCACCAGCTGTTAAGCCAGTGCGCTTTTTGCATCTTATTCGTTAATATTATTTGCCCATCTGCAAAAATCACGAAATGCCGGATTCATCAGAATCGTGTCCATACGGGACAATGCATTAAAGAAAACACCTTTTTCCTGCATCTTTCCTTCATCAATCTTATATAGATGGTAGGATTCGTAAATGATACCAGTGGCTTTCAAATAGTCAAGCACTTGTCTTTTTACGACACTGTTTCCCACTGTAACATGTTCTATTCTATCAGCGGTCTTTGCCAGTGTGTCTTTACGATGCGTCCTAAATTCAATAAGGATACAATGCATTGCATGAATAAATTTCAGAATATCGAAGTTTTCCGTATCTTCAAAATCATAATTATACGGAATCAAGGAATAATAATTATTCAGATTCGGCGTGCTAACCTTCAAATTGTCGGCCTTGGTCACATCAATTATTATTGCATCTCCTGCGAAACCTTCATGTGCAACTAATAAGCAGCTTTCGGGATCATAAGACTCTATCACGACATTCTGTGTCCTCAATTTCAATTTTCTGCAGATCACCGACGAGTTGTAAATCCTACAATCCATTCCCGCTTTGCCGACGTACACGTCCATATCCGGAGTATCAATTGAAACGCTTGTAAGCTGGTCAAACTCTAACGGTTCACCGGTCATGCTGATTTCGGCAATGTAGTCTTCTTTCCGCAAAATACTTTTCTTGCTGGGAATCATTCCGAAAATCGCCAGACATTTAGCCACATCAGTTTCTGATGCAGGAATTTCAGTGCACTCTAAATACGGGCGTTCGTATACAGTTGCTTTTGCCTTAAAGGAATCGTACACATAAGAAATATAGTTCGGCTGAACTACATTTTCAGAGATCTTCATATAGCAGTCGAAGAATATTTGCGACGGGAAGTAAGACCTACTTTGAGAGTCCTCGAAATACATATCGGCTAATGTCTCATGCTTTTCGTTCAAGATAATCTTCGCCAATGCATAATCCCTAAATGCCGGACCTGTAAAGTCAATCTTCTTTTCAAGGCCAGATTTTTCCGCACTATTCCTTATAAATGGATGCTGTGGCAGAAAAGTCTCAATCACTGCCTGATATTCGTTTACTAATTGCGGCGGTAAAAAATCCAACTCATAGTTTTTGTAGTTACAGTCGTGAAAAAGGATATAGTATACCATTCTCACCAGCTGCTCCTCCGGCGAGTACACTTTTTCCCAATTAGAAAACTCCGGATGTGCTGCCGCACATCTTTCCTTGAATGCCGGAACAACTTTTGCCGTCTGCTCGCGATCCAGAAGATCATTCATTATCTTCATAATAATCGCTACACAATCCTTTTGATTTGACAGTTCGCTAATCATCTTCTGACGATTAGGCGACTCTTTTATATGTGCTGAAATTGCTTCCAGTACCGGTGCGTACCCAAGAAAAGACGATCTTTCTTCCTCTGTGATATTGTTTTTGATCACATCATAATACTTCTCAGCACATTCTATGTCGGGCTTTGTCGGTGTTTTCTTTCCGGCAACACTTTTTACAATAAAAGATTTTGAAGAGTTTTCGTCAAAGAACCCGATTTCATAGTGTGCAACCGAAATTCTATTTTCTGCACAAAATGAAGCTATATACTGAGCAGTCTCTGTTCTCGCCAGCAAAAAGACAGTAGGCAATGTATGAGTCGACAAGCTATTACTGATATCAGCAATAAAACTATTTATCATTTTTCTTCCAGAAATAATTTCGGCTTCGTCAAAAGCGTCAATGACCAACAAAACATTTCCTGCATTTAAATCACCAATAAACTCCGAATACTTGGGCGCACCAACCGCATTAAGAATTGAACCTGCAAAACTATTTGTGCCTACTTTTACTTTTGCAAGATTCCAGTAAATCGCATTAAACCGGTTTGCGATATACTTTGCCAAAGAGCTCTTTCCCGCTGCACCAGGTGCAGAAAGTAAAACGAATTTCGGTTCTAAACTCGACAATTTCACGTCTGTTTTTACGTCGCTAAAAGCTGGTGGAATGTAGAATGGTTCTTCGTCCACATAGCCAATATAGTCTGAAACACTACTGCTCAACACATATCGCTTACACCTGTTGTACGGCCTAAGAATTCCTTCCAGAAACATTTGACTGCCTCCTGTAATAGAGTCGATGTACTTTATTACATTATAGTCTCTCAGCACCGTCATGTCAAACACCCCTGAATATTTTTATATAATGAAAAGTGTACCATATTAGGCAGCCATATCTTGTCATAATCCTTATTTCCTCCATGGGCAGGTGTCGCCCGGTCGTCTTTCGGCAAATGCAGGCTTTAGGATCGTATCATCTCCATAGTGGATGGCCTTGTGGGTCCGATCACTCACGCAGACCACGTTTTCCGGGTCCAGCAGTGCGTCCGTGTGCTGGAGCACGTCCTCTTTCGTCAACGGATTCAGATGGTGAATAATAATGCGCGGCCGAATGGGTTTGCCGTTTCGTATCACCCAGTCGGTGATCTCGTGGTCTTTGCACGCAAGGTCACACCCAGCATCCCGCACAATGATCCTGTCCCGGAACTGCCGCCACTCTCTCGACTGGTAGAAATTCTGATTCAGCCATCGGTCAAAGCCAAAGGTATCGTATCCAACCGTACCGTGCAGCTGCAAATAATGGAAACGGTCTTCAAAGGTCGCATACTGACAAAGCTCAGAGTATGTCTTCCTGGGCATATGCTTAGTACCCCACGCACCAGCAGACCATGGCAAATACAGCACAAATCATCGAAAGGCAAATCAGCTTACCATGCAGGTTCTCAAGACCTTCCATTTCGTCATGGTAAGAGCATACAAATGTAAAAATCAGCGTACACCAACATCCGAATCCGCCGATCCGCTTATCAACAATTTGTGGAAGCCCAACTGCAATGGCCGTCAGAAGCGACAGAATACTCGGAGGCAAATACCACCAGTACCGCTTGCTTGTTGGTCGTTCTCGGTCTGTGAACAAGCATGCAAGCATGATCCACGGCATCGCCGCCATCAGCCAGAAGCAGATTTTATCAGGTCCAATCATTGCCGTTATCCTCTTCGTCCTTACCACTGTAGATTCCCATTGCTTTAATTGCTTCGGCGTACATTTCCTCGGTGTTCTTTGCCGCCTGCAGTGCCTCAGTCTTTGCCCGCAGCAGTTTGTTTTCTTCTTCCAGCTTCTCTTTTTCCAGCCGTGCCTTGCTGCCGGACAGCCGCAGGTAGTATGTTGTTTCCGCGCTGGATGCAGTTCCTTCGCGCAGCCGCTTTTCAACAAGGTCTACGGCCAGGGATATCATTTGGTTTTCTCTTGCTTCAGGAGACAATGCCGGACGCAACCCGACATCCTCACCAGAAGAAGCTTTTCGGGTTTTCATGCAGTTGTCATCCCTTTCACATGAGTTTCCGGCTCTTTATGCCGTGTTTTATAACCTTTGACATCACTTTTTGCCATGTTTTGACTACTTTCGCATTCCATCAGTTTTTGTAAGGGTTCATGAGAGCTGTTTTGGGGTGATTGTGTCTGCGCAAAAAGCCCGTCATTGAAAGGAGAGATCAATTATGGATCAGAGATTCTAGGAGGTGAATCATGAAAACCAAGAGAACAAGGTTCAAACACTATCTCATGAGCCCTTACAAAAACTCCCGATCCATTGTATTTCTACAGCAGATCGGGAACGCATCATGGGTAAAACCAAAACAGGCTCTGGTCTACCCCCCAAAGCCCAAATATCAATTTTACCCCCGGGGAAATATCAAAGACCGGCGCGATTTAGGGAGGGGGTGGATTTTTTGGACCCCCTCCCCCTGTCTAAACGTCAGTTTAAGCAGCGTTTATGCCAGTTTCTGGGTCGGGAAGGGTCTTTTTGACCTTCCGATACAGGTTTAACGGATCAGCCATGACAATCTGATCGATTGCCTGCTCAATTTCGTAAGCATTTTCGTTATCAGACAGCTGATCGGACGTGTATGCGAGCCGCGCAAGAAGGCCACAGGAATTGTAGCCGTGGTCACAGTCAAAACGATACCACTGATCGAACTGGTCATGCGGATCGTAAGGATTGTCAACTGTAGTAAGAAAACAACGAACCATATTTCTCGCTTCCTTTTGTTCTTATTTGTTCAGTGCATCGTAAATCGTAGACTTCGGAACATTAAGGGCTTCCGCAATCTGATCATACGTATATATGGCAAGCATCGCTTTGGCTTTTGCCAATTTAGCAGGCGAAAGCTTTGTAGTCGTTTTCGGCATTGCGCGCTTGACAATTTCGGTTGAATCAGAAGAATTCAAGAACTTTGTCAGCAAGGAATCAGAAATTGCATGCTTCTGAACAGCTTCCCATTCGCGGTCGCTGAAGACAATCTTGGTCCTACTGCTATTAGCGCCAACTTGCTCACGAGCACGCTGCATTTCGACGCTAGAAATCTTCTTAATCTCTTTCTTATCATCCTTATTGTTGTAATCCAGACCACGAGCTTCGACTATTGCCTTGATCTTAGAGTTCGCGATAATCATGGCACGGCGTTCCTTCGGTTTATTGGCTAGGACTGCCTGATACTTCTCGTTCAGGGATGCCACTTCAGCTGCATACTCCTTGGCTGCTGCCGGGTCACGCTGGATTCCCTTCATGTTGACAGATTCCTTGCGAGCCTTGTCGGCCAGGGCCTTCAGTGAGTTAGAAAAGTTTGCATACAACACTTCCTGCGCAGTTCCAGACTTCGAGGACATAAGCGTGCGCGCATCATCTGTTACCGAAATCAGACTAACCTCGGTTTCTGCCTTATGCTCCTTACCCTGTTTGTCTTTATAGACACGGCCGCTTTCCTTATAAATAGGTTTGCCGGTCTCTTTGTCAATGCGGACGCTGCCACGACGTTCAGGGATGCGGACAGTCTGCTTACGACGGGAAAGCAATGTGGATGCTCCGCCATACTTCTCGTACTCGTTACCTTTTTCGTCTGTAAGTGTTCTGATCTGATACTTGCGCTTCAACTCCTGAATGCCGTTTTCTTTCTCGGAGCGCTTATAATCAAGCTTATGCTTCTCCGCATCGATAACGACCATCGAATGGCGCACTGCACGCTCCAGATCTTCAGGCGGTGCCCCGCGTAGCGTCATATCGGTGATGAGGTTCGAGATGATGCCCATCTCTTTCTGTTTCTCATCCTTCTTCATCAGACGCACGTTATTCGGATTGCCTTCCGGAACAGCATATGAAGTCTTCGGGTCAAAGCCTTTCAGACCGGGCAGAGGATCAGTGGAGTTGATGCGCACCTTATCACTCATGGGAATGGCCATAACGGTGTCACCATCGAAGTCTGCACCAGACAGGCGTTCAGCAACCTTAGAGCTGATGCCAATCGCATCGCGGACATTGCCGAGATTTGCTTTGCCACTGGCATTCTTGTTGTTGACAGTGACAATGGGGATCTCAAACGTGCCCGCATGAGGATATCGAACCAGTGCAAGCTGAGTACCATTCTCATATGTAGGGCAATAAGCTTCCGTTTCTTTGATCTTATCCAGAGGCAGAATAACTTTCGTTGCCTGACCGGGGAAAGCCGATGCCTTCAGTGTCATAGACGTTCCATCGCACTTCTCCGCGAAGTCCATCAGCATCTTTTTCTTAACGGTCGGGTTCGTGTAGTGCATGATCTCATCATACTCGGCTTTGTAATCAGCCATGGTAAGATCAAGCTGTTTCTTGATTAGTGGCAGAGGCTGCTTGGAAAGAAACTGAGATGAAACGCTCTTGGACATATCATCCCAGTCACCTTCCCATTTCAACTTATTGATGGGAGAAAGGTGCTCTTTGCCATCTTTTCCGATGTAGGTGCTCTGGCCTTCCGCAGTAATGGCAGCGCCAAATGGATTGCCCGGATCGTTCTTGATCTCTTTGAATACTTTCATCTTAGGTGTGCCAGAAGGCTTGTTCGTGTTGAACACAATATCAACACCATCCGGCATATTGTCCGAATACATGGCCATGCCCTTCAGATAGTGGCTGTTGTCTACCATAATACGAACCTGTGCATAATGGGAGTTGCCAAGATCCAAATCAGGAACGCCACGGCGAATCTCCATGACGCCATCCTTTGCTAGACCGCCTTCATCGCCGTAACGAACTGCCACACGCTTCGAGTCTAAGCTTGAGGGAGGCTGCAGCTGACGAAATGAACTGCCGCCGTCATCAGAATGATAGTCACCCAAAGACTGGATGTCGCCCTGATGCTTATAGGCATAATTCTGATCGTATTCAGGCTTTGCCAGAACAGTGATGTTGGTCTGCTGACGAAAGTTGGTAGGTTGCTTGATGCCAACGCCATAACGCTTGTAGCCATGTTCTGCTTCAAGAATATAAATGGCCTCGTCCATCTTACCTTCTGATACACCAAGGGTAAGATTTGTACCCTCAGACACATCGACCATACCCTTCTTGTCAACTTCTTTTTTCAGGGTCTCGGCGATCTTTTCAGCCTGATCTTTCTTGGTGCCAACGCCGTTCTTGTACATAGAGCGGACAGTGGATTCAGGAAGTCCAAGCTTCTGACCGATTTCAGTCCACCCCATATTAGGATTTTCCTTCTTCAGCTTCTGGATATCATCCCACTGTTGAGCCTTACGGTCATGTCCAGCTTTGGTTTTAGCGACACGAAACTCAGTGGCACCAAGCTGATATTCGGGCGGAAGCGTATCATTGATAGCTTTCAAGATTTCGACCTCAGACATACCCTCAGCCTTATATTTCTCGACGCGGGACAGGAAGTCACCAGAATGCTGATACGGAGTTTCACCACTACCCCACGGATAACGACCAGAATGACGCTTGGTGCCGTAATGCTCCAGAGTATCGTCTTCTCCGCCATACTCAAGGCTAAAGTAGCTCTTCAAATCTTTCTCAACCGGGTTCATCATATCAGCACACTCCCATTCTCAGCTTTGCAATGATCGGATCAAACTCGCGAATTTTATCCATGATCGGATTGATGTCGTCAGGACAAGGGTTTGCGATGAGAATATCATCTGATTGGTAGATGCGGTTCTCGATCTGGATTTTCTCGGGTTTAATTCGGTATTCGAGACAGAACAGCGCATCATAAACCAAGAGCTGTTCCATGTGCGCCGGAATCGCTCCGGTCTTCAGGTCGTGGATTCTGAGAATATCATCTCTGAAGCAGATGGCATCTGCCGTTCCGAAGCAATTATCAGAATAGTACAGAACCTGCTCAGGCGTCATACGGAAGCCGATGGCATCGTTGACATAATTGTTCAGGGTTTTCTTTGAACGGGGAAGCTTTTGACCGAGCTCGATGCACTTTGCTGCAAACTCATGCAGTTCGGTGCCTTTCTGGGTGGCCATGAAGTTGGTGTAGACAACAGCAAGTTTGTCAGGGTCATAATTGATCCAGCTATACTTACTAGCGCTAAGAAAAGCGTGTTGTCCTCTCAGACGCGAATGATCGTTGAAGGTCATTCAGAATCTCCTCCTTATTTTCTGGGCAAATGAACGCAGCATAACTCATCTGATTCATCAGATTAACATAGTAATCCTGATTCGGTCGATGAGGTGCATTCAAGGAGCGCTTGCCTTCGAGTGCTGCCCATCGGTCTCTGTACAAAATCAAGAGATCAGGAATACCCTGAATCTCATTGGGATCAATGTGCAGGACGATGCAGCCAGGGAAGCGTTCTTTGAGTTCTCTTACCAGGTTTGTCTTGAATCGGTTTTCCAGCATAAAATCTCCTCCAAAAAGAAAGAGGAGTAGCGCGTCTGGGACGCACTCTCTCCTCTCCATAAAAGGGACAGTATTTTACGCGCGGATTCTAACGGATAATAACGGATTTAAGCGGATTTTACAGAAAATAAAAAAGACGCAGATTTCTCTGCGCCTCTTAGTCAAAAATATCATTTGGGCCGATGCTGGTAGAAGAACAGGTACCAGTCTGGCACCCCGGTTTCTAACATTCGGCCATCATCGTATTCAAATTTTCCGTAGTCCTCGCTCAGTTCAAGGTTCGACGACTCATACTCATCCAACTTAATCGGATGATTGATTTCATCTTCTGTCTTTGTGATGTCGCACTCTCTGCAAGTCCAGTAACCCTGTACTTCTTCAGTCATCGGCCTTCCACACTCGCATACCGGTATCTTCGTATGCAGTTCCACGAACTTGTTTGCGTAGCAGGTTACCAGGTTTCCGGCAGCATCCGTAGTAGTCCATTCTTCAAAGCCATCGTCATTGATAAAGCGGTTCATATAAGCCATCTTTATTACCTCATAAGCATCTAATCGGTGTGTACAACGGTCGTTTTTGAGTATACAACGCTGGTTGGGTTCTTACAAGCTGCAAGCCTTGAACTTTTCGTGAATTTTGATCTATGCCCACTTGCCCACTTTTTTCTCTTAACTATATATAATATTTTTATTTTTTATAGTGTAAATAGAAATAAAAGTGGGTTTTTGGGCAGAAAGACGCTTTTGTTTAAAAAAATCAACGCTGCTACGTTATATTTTGTCCGAAAATCATGCCCACTTTTGATTTTAAAAGTGGGCAGAAAGTGGGCAAACGGCCAGAAAATGTGAAAATTTTGTGAGTAAAACATCTGATTTTCTAACCTAGAATAGAATTTCATGATTTTTTCACCTCCTTGCCCAGAAAAAAGTGGGCAGAAATTTCAAAAGTGGGCAAAGAAAAAAGACGCTGAACGATTCGCCAACGTCCTTTTTCAGCCAATTTCTAGCTGCTGTCAATGCCGATTTTCATCAGTCGCTCATCTCCTCTACTTCTTTTTTGTTCAGGTAGTCAGCCGCAGCATAAACAAATCTACGAGGTGTCGGGGGCCGTTCATAAATCTCGCCAAGAGTCTCCTCCATGACATCCCGATGAAGACGCCACGCAACAGCGACCGCTCGCCGAATGTCATCATTGATCTTTTTTCGCGAGACTCCATAGCGATTGCCGAGAATACTATAGTAATCACGATGGTATCCAGGTTCCAAAAGACTCTCTCGTGCAATATCGATTGCCTCGCCGAGTGTCTCAAAACTCACAAGGAACATCTCTAAGCCAAAGCATCTCAGCAAATTTCGTGTCTGGTCAGTCACAAGTTCGCCCTCCTTTACAGCCGTACAGTGAACGCCGTGATTATACCACACCCAAGAACCAGCATACACTTCAGAATATCTTTTCCCGGCACAGTTATATGCACAACTTTTCCCTCTCGCCTAGTACTGGTGCCAATCTTGAAACCGTTCATGAATGCGTGCACATATAGACAGCACATCAAAGCAGCAAGCAAGAATCTTATCATACAGACTTCTCCTATCCGTTTTCTTTATCTACTGACGTTCGTTTGACTTTGCCCAGCGCTACTCGCCATGCAAAGACCTCAGCATCAAATTCTTCTTTTGAAACCCCACGCTTTTTAGCCTCATACAGAGCCTGCGTATACGACCACGTTCCATCAACATAACGGCCTGCCAATATATCCGCGGTGTCCGCTTTGCCAATCATCATGAACATATCTCCTTAGGTTTTCATAATAGCATTTGCTGCATGAACTAGATATGTGGTGCCATCAATCGTGATTTGCAGTTGATCGCCTTCGTAATCGGTCCAGTTATCTACCTTGCCTTCGATGATGGTTCCGTCGGGCAGCTTAATCTGTGCCCAGGAGTAGGTAAAGGTCGTATCGAACATCTTATAGTTGCCACAGCTGCACAGAGCCATACAGCCCACGAGCATCATCAGGCATGCAACAACACAAATAATACGATTTTTCATGGTTTCACTCCACTTCCTTACCGATTTTCATGAGTTTAATGGCAAGCCGCAGAAGAAGCATCTGGATTTCCTGGGCGTTCTTGAGCATTGCCGAAATATCCTGCGTTGACGAATGACTTTTTACCGTCAAGGACACCTGGGTATTCGGGTCAAACGTTTCTGCATAGCTTACCAGCATATCCACAAAGTCCTCGCCTTTAAGATTGATCATAAATGTTCCTGTTGAGGTAGTATGGTAAATATTTACACCGGCTTTAGTTCGGAACATTCCAAAACCGAACTCATCAAGTGCGGCAATATATCTTTCATCAATTTCTTTCATGCTTACTTCACCGTGCTCCCTTTCCAGTCTGGTCATCCTCAGGCCAGTACGTGTAAATATCATCGAACACCACCGGGATCTTGCTCTGCAGTTCCTTCAGCAGAGGGCACATCAGTTCTCTCATCTGAGGATGGGCCGCCACAGGAGTACGTAGCTTGAAGATATTGCGCCACTCACGGTAGTTGGCCGTGACCACAATCTCAGTCTTCAAGCACAGCGGCAGCACGCAGCGAGCCTGTTCGGGACGCATACCATTGGCGATGAGAGTTTTGTAGCTTTTTTCAGCATCGTCACAAGTCCAGTACCACGCATTGTGGATTTGATAGTCCGTTTCGAGCTTTTTTAATTCTTCTGTCGAAGAAGCTGCTTTGAATGCATTTTCCTTAGGCTTGTTAGGAATATAAAACGGCCGAACAAAGCTCAACTCCCCGCCAAACTTCTCCTTTGAGTAGTTACAGTACCGGGTGCTCTCCTGCGCAAAGCTCGCAATGCGGTGCCGCACCAGCTCATTGGCCACACCACGATCGCACGTAAACAGCACGGACAGCTGTGAATGCTCCAGCATAGCCTCATGCCCTTGCTTCACCAGAAAACCTACCAGTTTCTTTGCCGACTCACCATCCGGCGTGATCTTGTCCTCGCTCTTGTAGCAGACCCGGGCCACCCGCTCGATCTGCTGCAGCTCCTTGATGCCGCCCTCAGAGATATCAGTGAGAATTTCGTACTTAGGTTCAATGATTTTCATAATTAAATCTCCTTTTCATCAGTGAATCAACCATTTCGAGTTGACTGAGGCTCTTTCCGTTGCCTCTTTGTGGAACTATGTATCCAAGATGAGCCATTTGTTTATGGTCACAGGATTTCACTTTTTGACACTGCTGGCATTTTGGAGCAAGAATTGTAATCGCGCCAAAGTCCTCATTCATACGCTGCCCTCCTTCTTCAACTTACACTCCCAGTTCTCACAGATGTCACCGCAGGCGTATTTCTTGGCAAATTTCATGCCCTTTTCAATAGCCTCCTGCTTGTCGGTTGCTCTGACTTCAAAGGTCTGATGCCCACCGCCGTTGTCTGTGCAGGAAAATATAAAGGTGTATTTCATATGTTGGCTATCCTTTCTCTTTCGGGATCTCGCAAGATAGAGTTCCAGTCATAGATTAAATTCTTCAAATTCGAGTCTTTAACTTCCGGCTGCATTGCTTCCTCATCGTAGCTCATGACAACGCTACCGGTTTTATAAAAGCCAAGTTTGCAAAAAGGGCAGATTATTTTATAGTTAATTTCTAACTTACCGCCAGTTTGGCGTGTTCCCTCAGCCTCCAAATGCACATTTTCATAGCATACTGGGCAGCATCTTAACTTCTTCATAAGTTGACTCCTTTTTACAGCAGAATCCGAAACCAGATAAACCAAAGCACCTTCAGCGTGAATGCAATAATGATGGCCCAAGCGCACAGAATAAGTGTCAGCGCAATAGCCCGGCCAAGAAATTTGCCAACTTTCGTCCAAACATCAGTCATTTTTATCAACCCTTTCAAACCCTGCAAACTTTCCGAAACCAATATTTCCATGCTCGCAGTGGTGAACCGGTTCATATTTTTTCAATTCAGGCACATGATTTAGAGCATCGGCTAAACCGACATAGCAGAGACCATCATTGAATTTCTGTTCGCATAAGCTGCATTTGTAAGCTGAAAAATAGAATGTTGTCACCCCACACACCTCCTCACAGCATCCACCCGGCACTCTGCAGCGTTCAACTCAAAAATGGCCGCGTCCACAAATTCCGGGTCACAGTGCTCGAAGTGGTTCCGAGCCACCTCCAAGGCCTGTAAAGCCTCCCGCAGGGTATTAACCGTTGTCGGGATCGGCTCCATGCGGAATATCTTTTTGACAAAATCAGCGATTTTTCGCAGCATTTCTACGCCCCCACATCTTCATAACTTGCCGAGCCGTGAGCCAGCCCTCGACATCATAATGATCAACAAGTGCTAGCCCGCACACCTCGAGTAAATGAGGAAACCCGTAAGTGTACCAACCGCATACCGCATCCCACAGATATGTGCCAGATTTATCTCGAACTGTAATCTGATAGCCCCCATCATGCAGTGCTCCAGGGCCGCAAACTTCAGGCCGGTTTTTATCGTTCTCAGGAAATCTTCTTTCCATCTCATGCGTAATGCCCGCTTTCGTAAGAAGATAATCCAGCTTCTGCATCTCGGTCATGTGACCCCAAACCCGGAGTTTCCAGGTCTTCTTAGACATGTTTCTCATTTCTGCATTTCCTTTCGTCAGCCTCCATGGACTTTGCGATTTTATGCTGAATATAAAGCACACAGCCCGCCTGACTATCACACCCAAATGAAGCCAATAGTCCAGCAATAGCATTCAAAGAGTTCAAATCCTCTTCAGCAAATATCATTTAGCGTTCACCGTTTCTCCTGATACTCTACAATTTGGGTTACTTCGCTCTGAACCCGGCGTAAGAAATCACACGCACCCAAGCAACCGCATTCCGCCAATGCCTCGGCGATATCGCCCAAAATATCCATATCGGTTCTTGTGAGATTAACTTGAGGAATAACTTCAATGTTCTCCTCTGTGATAAATGCGGTATAGTCCCCACAATGGCAGCATTTAATGTTCATGCGTTGCATACAAGCATCTCCTTCGATGATAAAAATAAAGAGCCGCAGATTTCTCCACGGCCCAGTTTTCTTATTTGTTGAGTTTTGTAATTGTCTCAACAAATTCTTTCCTAGCTTCAATCATATAATTATTGAAATATTCGCTCCCATTATGAGCATTCATATACAGGTCATTGGCACCCATCAACTTCCCCTGATAAAGTCCAAGTGTATATCCGTTATCATATCCTTTTCCATAGCGTTCGCAATATACTTTGCGAACCTCTGCATTGTGAATACGAATCAACACACACGCCCCAACAATACCAGCAATAGTGCTAACACCAATTTTCCATGCTTTTTTCATAATAAGTATCTCCTTTCAAATATGAGTTTACCTCATAAAGGAGCCCGTTATTTTCGCGTCTTCTCCTCAAACTTCGCCGGCTTCGACGTACCCTCCCGCGCACACTCCGTCAGGCACCCATTGCAGGGCTCATCCGTCTCCAGCACCTTGAAGCTCTTGCACTTCGGGCAGTAGGTTGCATAGTCCACTTCACGCATCCAGTCATTCATGAGTTTTACCTTTGATCCTTTCATCCACAATGTCCTTTATCGAAACAATCACCGAATGGTTACAATAGTGGCATCTCAACTCAACTTTTTCATTGGAAGCGTCCACTCGCCACGCCATATTATCACAAATTTGACCATCTACTTTGATGATTGTAGCCCAACAATTTGGACAGATAACTTGATGGTTCTTTTTCTTATTCTCCGCCTTCACCGCAAACCTATCATCCAACTCCGGGTGCGTCTCCCTCTGGTTCAGTGCCCATAGCAGATTCCAGCAGGCCGCGCGCAGGTGGTCCTCGTCGTCCATTCCGACCATGTACTTCGCCAGATGCCGAGAAGCGCTGTCAAGCAGCGAATGCAGCGGGATACCCTTATCCACATTGTGCTCGCCATACTTCAGCGCACCTTCCTCGCAGTGCTTGCTGACCTCCATGATGCCATACCAAGGCAGAAGATCCATCCGCCCCTTTCCTGCGTGCATATCGCGCTTGGCACCGGTTTCAAATTCGGTGCGGTCGCCAGAGTCTTTAATCATTTGTTTTACCCTCCAATATTGGACTAATCATGTCTTGTGTTACAAATGAGAAATCGTTATCTTCTATTTCTGAATTCCACATGTTGATGATTAGAAGCAATGCCGCATCATCATCGAAAAGACGTGCAAGTTTATCTTCTCCCATTTTCTTGAGTCTGAAAGCAATTTGCTTGCTCTGCCTTGCGAAATGACATCTTGGATGGAAGAACTGCTCAGGACTTCTAATGACCTGAGCGACTTTTCGCCGAGCACAAGAGCCAGCTGATATATATTTGCATTTGTCGTCAAACAGGTATCCGATGATTTCGCCATCGAGCCTCACAACAAATTTCTTCCAGATTACCGAAAGAGGACTATCCGGTGCAGGTGTGTACGAAAAGCCGCGCATGGAAATATACTCTCCACTTTCGCCAAAGTGATCACTGAGAAGGATGCTTTGAATCTTTTTTCTAGTTTTCTTAGAGATATTCATAATTTACTCTCCATAAAATTTCCTCTCGTTAAACGCTTTCTTCGAGTTCAGGGCTCTCGAAATCGCCAAATCAATGCCCGCTCTGCTCTTCAGGTGGTAGAACCAGAGATCTTTGTACGGCGTGTTCAGCCGGTCAATCCGCCCAGAAGCCTGCTCCATAACCTTATAGGAGTAGTTCTGAGAGTAAAATATAATGGTGTCAGTCTTAATGCAGTTCCAGCCCTCGGCACCGGCGTTGTACTGGACCAGATATACCCACTTCTTACCATCAGGGATTGGTTGATGCTTATGCCCGTTCCACTGAGCCACTTCTACACCGTTGCCATAAGGAAGATGCAGGAGAATATCCAGCTCATAGTCAAAGTTATAAAAAATGATGACCTTCGGCTTTGTTCTGCAAATATCCAGAACTTCCTGTTGCCTACTAGGGTCGGTGTTCACAAGTTTCCGCAGCAAATAGCAGAACTCACTGGCCGTTTCAATAGGTCGATTTTCATAAGGGTTCCAGCGAGATTTATGGATTTCCTTGTACTTTAGCCGGTCAAAATCCACATACACGGTCTCATGGTGCGGAATCGTCGGACGCTTGAAGTCCATATCCACAAGAATCCTATCACGCAGTCTGACAAGCCGAGTTGTGTTGATGTATCGGTCAATTTTCGGAAACTTGGAAAAACGACTATAGATTACGTGTTCATTGCTGAACTGTGTCCGGTTTTTATAGAACCCGTTTGCAATAAACACCGGAATGTAATCTGTCCAGCAATCTCCCGGAGTAGCGCTCAGAAGAATCCAGTCATTTTCCTTCGTGATTTTCAGGAAGGATTTGACCCATTGCCCGCTGCCAACAACTCTCTGCTCATCGAATATAAAGAAGGCGTCTTGCGCCCCGATATACTTTCTGATGTTGTTCCAAGAATCCACCACAACCTTATGATGATACATAGTCGCTTTTTCATCTGTTGTCATCATAAACGGAAGCATTTCTTCTTCCCACTCGAGTGTATCTCGCTTACGTGCCGTCGTGATGATATACAGATCCTGCGGAGGATCGTGCATCTTCACATACCTCTTGGTGTTGATCTGCCCCCCATTCTTGATATAGTAGAACGCCAGACCTGTCCGACTTTTTCCGCTGCCGACACCACCGCATAAAATGCAGCCATTTCGCATTCGGTCGACTGCATCCTGCTGGTAATCATACAGTGTTACTCCAGACACTTCGTTCGCCTCACTTCCTTGCGTACATGAATAGCTTCAGGACGGCAATGGTTCTCGTATGCCAGTAATGCAATCGTTGCCTCCTCTTCATCCTCGCCTTCGCCGAATAGCGTATAGGCAAACAGCTCTTTTCCATTGTGCTCAAATACTTTCCATGTGTGCAATTTGTCTTCCATGTCAGTACCTCGTAAAAAGAAAGAGCCACAGATTTCTCTGCAGCTCTCTCGATCCTAAAGTCGAATGCCCTGTGTTTCCAGAATGTTCTTGAAAATAGCGCAGTTTTCGATTGTACTTCTGTACATGCTTGCCCTACAATCATTCCGCAGTCCGTGATAATTATCAATCGCGTACACTGACTCCACACTGGGATTATGTAATCTCAGCATAGAGGCCCAATATACAAGATTGTTAATTGTAATGTCTTCCTCCGTAATGAAATGGTAAGCCAACACTCGATACATTTTATCGGCTCCGCCAAGTCCATAAATATAAACCTGTCTGGTCATTCAAACCATCTCCTTTCATAAAGCGCCAAGGATTTTTCGCGTTGATTCGATCAATGCAGTCCGTGCTTTTTACAATATTCTGCATACTGAAGCCCCTCCTTGGTAGCCTCTCTCATGATTTCCTGCAGAGTCGGCCCAGTGTACTTCGGATGTACCAAAGGCAGTACCGGATCATTGGTTGCATAGCCAAATCTGCAAAAATCGCAGTATTTTCTTGCCACAGACACGTTGTGCATCACAGCACCACACTTTGCACAGCGCTTTGTAACTTTGCTATCACCCATAGAAATCACCCAGCCTTTGTTTCATCGCGGATGTTCGGGCAGTAATCTGTGTAAAAGGTCAAATCGAAAGTCGCCGAACCGTCGCTCTCGAAATTCACAGTTGCTTCCGCCACAGCTTCATGCTGATAAATTTCGGTCAGGATCACTCCAAACATCTCAATCACGCTGCTTTCGGCTACAGGAAATGCTTCTGCAATTTCCGCGCTCGTGAATATCCAGTTGCCGCTGGAGGTGTTCTTGATGCCTTCCCCGACCATCCATTTCACAATTGCCGGGGCATAGTTTATTGCGCTCATGCTGTTCTCTCCTTTGTTTATTAAAATATAAGGCTTGTGCCTCTGGTGGGTCAGGCAGGATTTGAACCCGCGATCAAGCAGTTATGAGCTGCCAGCTTTCAACCAGACTAAGCTACTGACCCAAAATAAAAGAGCCGCAGATTTCTCCACGGCTCCCGAAATTATTGCAATTACTGCTTCGGCTTCATACGCACAAAATATCTTTTACCGTCCTCGTCCTCAATCAGACCATAACAGTGACGAAACATCCTGGTGTATTTCTCGATCATCTCATCCGAAAGAGAGCCAAAGTCATCTTCGGTCAGGCCTACAATCAGAAATGTACCAACCACATAGTCGTACATCTGAGCGTTAGCGTTATAGAGCGGCCGGTTGAACTCCAAGCCCATGAGTTTGCCATCATCATTGCAGATAAGAGCAACTTTGTCATCCCACGGGTAGGTTGCTTGAATCAGGCCGCCAACCTCTTTCTGCAGAGATTCCAACGAGCTATCAATGTCGATGACCTCCGGTCGGCACATCGGTTTGATACGCAATACTTTCATAATTCTTCTCCTTTATTAAAAATAAGTCTGAGCTGCTTCCTCTGAGAACGCCATTTGCGACGTGGGCACTCACTGGCTGGACATTCAACCGAGGACTAACCTCGGCACTCAGAAATATCATTTAATAAATTTCGAGGTTTGCTACACGTTTATCAATGCTCTTCTGTTCGATGACATCCGGTGCAATGAAGCTGATGTTCACGATGTAGGACGGAATGCCGTAGCTTTTCGCCGTGCGGTTTTCGATGATGCAGCCGCGATAGCTCTTGTCCTCGTCGTAGATGCCGATAAAGTAGTTTGCTTCCGACATCTTCTTGATGCTCTCACCGAGATACCAGAGAGCCTGGTTGCTATTCTCAGGAGGATCGCCCTCAAAATAAGTCGGAATGACCTCCAGTTCTTCGCCAAAGATGGCCTCTGCAATCCGATGCATCTGCTCCATGGATGCTTTGATGGCGCATGCCGTGCGACCACGCATCGGACAGCTAATAAACAGTTTCTTCATGTTCTCCTCCTTAGTACGGCAAATCGTTCGGGTCGTTGGGTTCGGCCATCTGTGCGTAACGGTCTGCATACGGGTCGTTGTCCGGGGCCTGCTCCACGTACATCACATCAGCGTACAGAGTATACTCACCGGGAGCATTACGCTTTTCGACAAGATTTGCCTGGCAGCAGACGTTCTTGACACGGATAAAGTCGAGCTGACCGATTGTCTCCGGCGTGCACAGAAGGCGTTTGCCCTGCAGGGTGATCCAGTAGACATGCGGCGGCCACTTGGAATCAACGTTGACCGTGACCGGCACATAGTAGGTCGGCACAAACGGCTCGTCATAAGTGTAGTTGGGGTTCGGGTGGGTCTCCTTAACGTTGATGCCCATCGCCTTCATATCCATGGCCTGCTCAACCGTAGGGATCACGATGTTGACGCGGCGCTTGTCCGAGCCAAAACGGTCACGGGTGGGATCACCGGAGAAATTAGTCTGGAAGATGAAACGGGTATCATCGATGTTTACTTTCTGACGCTTCTGGAACATAAATATCAATCTCCTTACCTTATTTATAATGTGTTGTAGTTATTGAACGGCGTAGAGTGCTCAACGTATTCGTCGATCAACCGGCAGCCAGCCTTGACTCGGACTCCTCCGTCGGAATCTTTTGCTTCAGCCCGATATGCCATGCAGCCTTCTTCATAGCAGTCCATAAACTGACCTTTTTCATGTGCCGAATACTCGCTCTCGTACTTCTGAAACGGGCATTTCACCTTCATTCTCCTCGTTCAGCCTTTGCGGCAGCTATGTGGGCGAGTTCGTGTACGGTCTTGGTTGCGATGGCCGCAGCCTGATTCAGACCGGCCATAATGTCCGAGATCGAACCAATAGAGCCAGGTTCCTTCTTTTTCTTCTTAGTGTACTGCTTGAAGACCTTATGGAACCGGTTATCATTGCCCGCCATCTTCTTGACAATGGCCATAGCAAGCCCCTTTTCCATGTCGAACGTATCTTCCGGGCCGCACTTTACCACGGTCTTCGTGCCATCCGACCACAGAACAATGGTTGCCGGGTCGTTGAAGATAACTTTGCGGATGCTGACACTGCACATGCCGAACTTCACAATATCATTCTTCTTGGCCTGCTCCATGGACTGGCGAGAGTAGTCAATCGCCATTCCTTTGTGTATAGCCCTTGCGAGTTCATGATTGTCCATAAGCACCACTTGGGGCAAATCAGGGCACATGTTCCAATTCCAATAATCCTTTCTCATTTATCTCACCTCAAAATTTCTTGCAGCCTCGTCCTGAACGTCATCCCACGGCATATCAGGTTTCTGCCAAGGGGGCATGCCAGCATCATCCGCTACGAACAACTCATAGTCACCGTATTTTGCGATGGCGTCTGCAGCATCATCGGCCATTTTGTCAAAATAAGAACGGTCGATATCTTTCTCCATCTGGAGTTCATGAACCATCTCACTTTCAAGCCAGCGATAGCCCTTGGAGCCTCCGACTGCTGCATAGGTCTTTTCTCCAGCATCATTAACGCCAGACTCCCGCAGCAGTACAGCACCACCACATCCGGGTTTGATGGGGCAGAACGAACCAACACGGCCGACGAAGATATATTTGTGCTCACCCTCGGGCAGGTCTTCGTTCTTGTCCAGATAAATAGCGCCCTTGGAAACAGTCTTTGTCTGGCAAAGGTCCGCAAATACCACCGGCTCATGCGAGAACAAGGTCTTGAACACGTACGGAATCTGAAACTGTGTGCCCGTAGCTGTCCACTCCCTGCCGTGTTCCTCGTTCTTTTCCGGCATATAACCGTACTGCGCCTGGCACTGGTCCGCATCCAAATATCTGGCAATGTACACAGCATCGTTCACAAGGCACATTTTCTCGTATGTAGCCTCGTGCTCGAAGGTGTATCCGTATTTTTCAGCGAATTTCATACAGAAGTCGATGATCTCCGGCGTTGCATCAGGGATCTTGATCGAATCCGTTTTTATGTGCGCCACTACAAATCCGCGCTGCTGCACCTCATCCTGCAAGGTACGCATGAACAAAGCACCACGCAGGGCTACAATATTGTTTGCGTTCTTCCGGTTTCGGAACGGGTTCTCAAAAGTTGCACTGGTCAGGCCGTACACCGAATTGATAGCAATCTTCAGAGCCTGTGACAATGCTTTTGCCTGCTTCGGATCATCCAGATACTTGGCCAGTTTACCGTTGAAGAGCTTCTTGGCCTTGTCATACTCCTTGTGTTTGACATAGATACGAACATCCATCAGGTCATTGAAGTTCTTGGTGTACTCGCCGAAGTAGTTGAGCGCGACTGCCGAATGTGGATGCAGAGACGCCACGTCCAGCAGAGCCACATTCCAGTACATGCCGGGTTCAGCATAGACATAGCCACCCAAACCTAAATCCGTACCGCGGAACATATTATGCATCCGGCCATCCTCGCCTTTTACCCACTCGTATCCGGGGAAAGCATTGAGATAAGTGTTCTTAGTGAGAATATCAGGCTCCACCTCAATCAAATCGTCGGATTCACCGGTGGCAAGATCTGTATAGACCAGCCTAGGATTTTTCTCTTTCCCAAAGATAATCCGCGTAGTCAGACTGTTGGTCGTGTCGTTGACCGTCATACCTGCCACATCCGCCAGAATTTCCCGGGCAACAAAGTCCGCATGTCGAGCATTGAACACGGCTTCCGTTGCCAGAACATCGTTATCACAATACCGTGCAACTTCTTCCCACTTCTCTTCCGGCACAGGCTGATCCCAAGGCAGTCCGAGCTCCTGATGATGGATGCCCAATTCGATTTCGAATTTCTTCAGACTCTGCTTCTTGGCACTGAAATCGTAAATATCAGTGTAAGAGAAGTTATACGCTTCGCCAAAAAATCCCGTACGTTCGTTGATGATCTGCTGAGACAGATTGTAAATTGCCTCAACCGACCACCCGATCATACGGGCATAGAGAATGTGGTTATCGTACTTACGGTTATTAAAGCCGATCAGTCGATACTGCGCGAGTTTTGCAATATCGTCTGCACTCGGGTTGATGAGCCGGTAGACTGTCGGTTCTTCTTTGTCCGGTGTGCTTTGGAACTTCCAGTTGACCAGCAGCAGGTTCGGGAACACCTCACAGTCAAAGAAAACGATCGGTGCCTCATAAGTTACTACTGCAGTCGGCTCCTTGGATTTGAAGTGCATTTTAGACACGATTTTCAGGCATGCATCCGCCTGATTAGTGCTGGATGCAGCGAAGCCCAGGATACTGTTACGCATATCATCCACGTCATAGGTAAGGTCGCTGTTGTAGGCGTCCTCAAGAATTTTGTAGATGAAGTCGATGGACGGTTTGGTGTAGGGATGGATTTCCTTGTTGAGATTGCGCATGATGAGGACACGCAGCGCTTTCTCACTTTGGACGCGATCAGTGCTAACCATTTTTTCTCCCTTCATTGGTAAACCGGAGCTGATGGGCGCTACCGGAATATCATTGCATTTCGAGAGCTTTCTCCGCAGTGAGCTCTTCCCGGTAAAGACTTTGACCTCGATATGCTCATCATAGATTCTACTGAGCTTTGAAGCATCTCCTGAATAAATATAATGCAGGTGGATGCCCGCACCGGATTTACTCAGTTCTGCATAGGTTTTTGGCCACTTGCTTGCCGCTTCCAGATTCCGTTCAAAGGACTTCTTGCCGTCCTCTCCCGGAATATCAAAGTCAATCACGATGTGATTCTCAGGCACCTTGACGTAATGCAGTCTGCTCGTGTCCAGATCCGCCAGCTTGGTCTTTACCTTTTCCCATTTCTGAGTAGGTGTTCCGGTTTCATTGGCATATTGGGCAGGACAGTCCTTGCAAATATCATCCAGAACCGAGTGCTGAACTTTGAAATCGATCCACGACTTTGCTTTTTCCGGAATCGACGCTCCAAAGTCCGATTTTTTCTCGAACTTTTCTGTCTTGAAACCGCTGTAGTAGCTGCGGATACGTTCACCGCTGTCCGTGTTGACACGCTCCTTGTAATCGCGGAAGTAGTTCATAAGTTCTTCCTTAAAGACCCGCCGGGAACTCATGTACGGAACGTTTGTGCTCGTGCAGAAGTTCTTGTACATCTCCCATGCGACCTGCAGCGAAACACCGTCTTCCTTCTTGAAGACATAGTAACTGTCCTCCATGAAGTTGTACATGTCATTGGATGCACTCAGCATACGAATGGGAATATAATCGTCATAAGCATGTTTGTTGTTCTCATAGACATTCCGGCAATACCACGCAATGCCACCCAGCTCGAAGTCGATCTGCGAGATCAGTTCCTCGTACTTCTTAGCAGGCACCTTGTTCCCAGTCGGCTCCACATCAATCAGTCGTCGAACGATACCCGATTTTGCATTTGTGATGCGCACCGGGTTGTTGGTGCCAAGGATGAGGAAGCACTTGAAGCGGTTTTCATAGGCAGACTTAAACTTCTCGTTGACTGTCATGGACTCATGAGAGACCAGCGAGTTGATGCGAGTGTTGTCTTCGATGCGGCTCAAATCGCCATCGTGCTGGATCGCGATCAGCGGGTTTGCTTTGAAGGCTTCCAGCGCAAATGCATTTGAGGATGAACCAAGCACCTTCGCATCAAAGGCCGAATAATATCCAGCAAACAGCTTCTGTATGATGTTGATAACGGTAGACTTGCCTGTGCCGGGTGCACCATACATCACCATAAACTTCTGGATCTTCTTGGAGTCCCCATTTACAATGGCACCGATTGCCCACTCGATCTTCATACGCTCGTCCGGCGCATACAGAACGCTCATCAGCTCGTTCCATGCCTTGATGCTTCCCTGCTCCAACGGATACGGAAGCCGCTTTGATGCATAATCCTCCTTTTTCACATCGGTGTTGGAGAATATCAATTTCTCATCGAGCATAACAAACGAATCCCGCATCTGTCGCTGACAGTACCGGTGCCAAATATCAATCATGCCGGATTCCGCGTCCCACATGTGAAGCACCCGATAATTGTCGAAGTCCGCCTTGTGTGTATCCGCATAATTATCAAGTTCCCTGTCGATGAGCTGCAGTGCGTCCTGCTCGTCCGTAGACCATAATCCGCGTTCCTGCAACCAGATCGCATAGAAGTCCCCGCCTCGAATCATCAGATCATTTGAATGCTTGATGATAAGTTTGGGATAGATCTCGATCACCCCGTGTTTGCCCGTTCTGCGGGCAATGAAAAGGAAATCAATCATTGTTAATCAATTTCCTCCTTTCTTCGAGGTAAATATCAATCGTTGGTCAGGGTGGCATGGCCGTCACAGTGGACGGACTTGTTTTCCTCGGTCTTCTTCATCCGGCTCAGCTCGTCCATGGCGGTGTCATACTTCTCAGCCAGCTCGTCGCGCTCTTTCTTTGCATCAACCGCCTTCTTGCACTCCACAACGAACACCTTCGCAAACAGATATGCAATGCCTGCCATGCCAATCAGAGCCAGGTTCTTCTTGAACAGCTTTGCCTTGTAACGATCCAGGGCGCATTCAGTCTGGGCGAGCTGATAGTAAATATTGTTTTCCATGATAAGTCCTCCTCAAATATCATTTTCGTTCAGGTACGCCATCATCTGGTACCAGATGTCAAGCGTACGCAGGTCTTCCTTCGGGTTTTGCAGTGTGAACAGGCCGCCTGCACCGTTCGGCTGGTAGTCTCTGCGGCGAAAGCGCTCAATCACGAACTCTGCCCGACTCTGATGGAACCGATTGTCGTCCATCGAAGCCAGACCGAGACTGACGATCATGCTCCAGAACCACTGTCCGGTCCGGTTACCGATATCTGCATCTTCCATGATGGTTTCTTCGCAGCGAAGTGCCAGCGCTACCATCATTTCGAGCATGCTGCACGGTTTCCCATGAAAAGTCACAGATACGTTGTTTTCAGGAATCGTGCCCGGAATATCATTGCATTCCTCAGCAAACCGTCCTCGAAGATTCTCGCCGTCTACGGCACGATTGCAGTCCATCTCATTGTCAGGGACGAACTGCGTATCGTATAAAAAAGTGAGCAGCCTATAGAAAGAGAGGTTTCTCGGCTCCCACTTTCCACAGACAAGCTCATAAAGCCAATCAAAATATCTTTTTTCGATGTCGGCTTTCATCTCGTCAATCGCCATAGTCCTCCTCTTCCCGCTCCCGATACACATCTGCGTAGTTCTGGAGCGCCTTTACCACCTCAAAATCCTTGTGATAGGTATGGTTGCGTACATGGATCGTGTCGGGCATGAATTTGCCAATCTCGTCCAGAGCTTTCTGTCCGACAACTGCTTCAACGTCATCTACTTTGGAGCCGTCGCTGTCGTAGGCCAGCACACCATCCGCAAACAGGGTCAGAAAGCTGGTCTCATAGTCATCGTCGGCGCCGAATTCATCCGGTTCGATGATCTCGATGAGTTCAAAAGGTGCTTTGTCCGGCTTTTCCGGGTCACTCTCCTGACGATAAGGACCAGAAATCAGGTCAACAGCCTGCTTCTGGGCTTCAGCTTTGATCTGTTCGTCAATATGCTGCTCCTTTTTCTTGTAATGCTCGCGGACATCTTCGATCTGAGCATCAGCAAACTTCTGATACTCACCGCGCATCCGAACATGCATGAAATAAGCGCCAGCCGCAAAGCCAGCGCCAACCAGTAAAATATCACGAATCCAGTTTTTCATTGGAATCTCCTTCTTTAACGGTCATCATAGTGAATGCAAGCCCTCCAAAAAAGAGAGACACACTCATTAGAACCCCGCCAACAATATGCCTTTTTCGCTGAGTATCGGTCAGGTAGTCCAGAAACAGAAACATGTTTTCCAAACTGCTCATACAAATATCCCTCACTCAGAAAGGACAGCCAGACCAGAGACGAAGCAGACTCCGGCCATGGCAGCGAACACATAAGACAAAGTTCTTACGACTCTGGTCATAGCGAATCCTCCCAAAATATCAATCAGATCTTGTCAATGATAGGGCCATCAACGTTGAAGTGCAGCACAACAGAACGGTCGCCCTGCATCTTGTCCAGACCAAACTTCACACAGTTGGACAGAGATTCATTGTTCGGATCATAGAGCCAGCCGACGATCTGACCCTGCGGATTGTAGATCTGCTGACCATTGTTGTACTTGCCGATCATGCGGTAAACTTCGTTCAGGAACAGGTAGCCGCGAGTACGCAGCTGGTTGCTTGCATGAGTCTGAACCATGCTCAGGAAGTTCTTGTTGATCTGTGCATCCGGTTCCCAGGTGTCCACCATCTCATCAAACAGCAGGTCATAGGGCGAGTGCACGCCGTCCGTTTCGTCGATATAAGATTTGACAACCTCCTCGGTGCCATCTTCGTTGACGACCTTGGACTCCACCTCGACGGCTTTCACGCCGTGCTCGATCTCGTGCTGCACCCGCTCGCCGAAGCGCTCAGATACACGGCCCTTATACTCGTTAAACGCCTTGTCCAGCGTAACATAAGCCGCCGTCAGAGCTGCATTGCGCTTCTGCAGGATGTGATTGGACCCGACCATGCAGCCGAGGGACAGCGTGCCCAGAATGACAGCCGGTGCATACAGCTTCACAAGTTTCATACCAGTCTGGACATAAACCGTAGTCAGGTCCTTCTTGACATCCTCTTCGGTATACTCGGTGCCTTCCATGATTGCAGCCTTGCCGTCCTGCACATCGTGGATGGTTGCAACACTGGACTGATGGACAGCCAGAATATCATTGACCTTCAGGGTCGCCTTGCAGGCCATAACAGCACTGGTAACAGCACCAACTGCACCGCAGACCATCAGAATCTCCGGGCTGTGCTTGCCGATCTTGAACTTTGCCTTTGCAGCAAAGCGACTGACATTCGACATCATTTCGTTCATTTTCATAAATATCTTTCCTTTCTCAGTTGTTCAGTGCAACAGGCTTCGGCAGACGGATGACGTATCCGCCGCTAACGCCCTGAATGTATGCGGTACGCAGATCATACCAGCCATACTTGTTGTCCGTGTAGTTCGAGGTCATGCCAACCAGGTCATACAGGTCGGCCACAGAGACGCAGTTGTAGGTCGCCAGCGCATCGATCATCTGACTGAGCACTTCGTCTGCATCACCTCGGGACGAGAAAATAATGTCCTGATAGTTGATCTGTGCCGCTACCGGACGGTTCTGGTTTGAGTTCCGGTTGTCAGAGTACCGATTGTATGAGACACGACTCGGCTGGGCGTAATTGCCATAGTTGCTACGCGGACGGTCATCGCCATGAAATATCATGTTGACGGTTGCAATCATGAGATCTGCAAAGAAATCCCGCATCTTCGGTACGGCCACATCTTTAATAATATGGTCGCGCACGGTCTTCAGGTCCTCTGCGATAAACATCGAAGCTACCTTCTGAATATCATTTTTCTCTTTCGTCACAACCTTTCCGGTCGTCACCTTCTCGAACTTCTTCTCATGCTTTTCGGCATTGCCCGTCGTAATGGAGTTCGAGGGCAGTTTGATTTCAGCCATTGGGATTCTCCCTTCAAAAAATAAAAAGGTAAGAGCCGCAGATTTCTCCACGGCTCTCGCCTGAACCTTTCACATTAGTTCTCTTCTTCAGTCTCTTCGACCTTGTTGAAGTCAACATCCTCGATCTCTTCCGGTTCGTCCTTCACGATCTTCACCGGGCACTGGAACTTGAAGTGCTTCTTCGGCTTCTTCTCTTTCTCAACCTTGGGTTCGGTCTTTGCCTTTGCCTTGTGCTTTGCGATGCCGGCGCCAATTGCACCGATCGTCAACACGCCAACAGCAGCGGCAATGCCCGCCCAGGTGTTGATGCCAGAGTTCTCCTCCGTCTTCACCTCATTGTTCTCCGTAACCACGGGAGTCATCTCGTTAGAAGTCTCCTCGGTAGTAACCTCGTTCATGTTGTTCATTTCGTCCATAATAAAATCTCCTTTCAAGATTTATCCTAAATGTGAACCTTTCTGGTTCCATAAAGCAGAATGAATTTTTCGCGTCTCAGACGCCGATATAGTGCGGCGGTTCCACGTAGTTCACCACCAGACACGGCATACCTTCCTCGTCCAGCCGTGAGGCGTAGCAAGTTTCGATGTAGCCGCGATCAATGTCCCAGCCGAGCATGTCACCAAGCTTGTTCTGGTCCATGCCAATAAGGTCATACCATTCGTTCAGGCTGATCCGCATGTCGTCCCGCAGTTGACGGTTGAATTCATTTACGGCTTTATCGATCTGGTTTTTGGTCGCCGTAAAATATCTTCCGCTGAGCGAGTCAAAGCACTTGAGCTGTCCCGCAGCATGGTTCACAACAACAGTCTGCGTCTCCGGGGTCTTCTGCTGCTGTTCAACTGCCACTGCCTGCCGGATCTCACGTTCCTTATCCTCGCCAACAGTCTCCAGCACCTTGTCCCGGTAGGTACGCAGCGTGCTCTCGCTCAGGGTGTAAGCAGCCGTCAATGCTGCATTCCGCCGTGCATTCACGCTGCTGGCACCAATGATGCAGGCCACGCTCACGCCAAAACTGACAGCAGTCGGAATATAAACCGGTGCTGCCGTCTTGATGATCTCCTTTGCCTCCAGCTTCTCAACGCCCAGTTCCTGCCGCTTCTCCTCCAGCAGGACCATGGCTTTAGGGGTCGCCTTGATGGCAAATATCACGCTGGATGCAGCCCCTGCAATGCCAAGACCCACAAGGATCTCCGGGCTGTGTCTCTTTGCGCCCATCCAGAGCGCGCTTGCCAACGCTTTGAGTTTCATTTTTCATACCTCCAGAAAAAATATAAAAGAAAGAGCCGCAGCTTTCGCCACGACTCTCGTCCTCGCACTTAAATGTGCCCTGTCTCCATCATATTGCGGATTCGTTCATTTTCTTCACGTTCGATTTGTGCTTCTTCCCGATTGTACCAACGCCACCGCGCATATTCGTACAGTCGAACCGGCTGCATTGCCAGCGTGACCATGAGCCCCACAAGGGTTCGGATCAGCACTTTCATGCACCACTTCAACTGACTCCATAACAGCTTGTCGATTTCCTTCCAGAATGCATAATCGTATTCGTACATAATAAAATCTCCTTTCAATTTGTGGATTTCTTCCATAATACAAAGGGATTTTTTCGCGTCATCGACAAATATCAATGCAAAAGAAAGAGAGGCATCACTGCCCCTCAGTCTCATGAGATTCGTTGAGCTTTTTCTCAACAGCCTCGTCGATCCTGGCGTCCAGGTCTTTGTCTTCGGCATATCCCTGCATCATCGTGCCGAGAAAGCCAAATATCATTCCTGCCATACCCAGAATCTTCCAGATGTTCTTTTTCTTGCTCATTTGTTCTCACCTCCTTCATAATGGCGGTCGTATTTTTCGCGTCAGGCCTGTCCCTCATGGTAGGCCATCCAGTTGTCTACCGGATCGAGGAATGGCGTGTAGTAATAGCATTCCAGACCATCATCCGTAGTCTGCTTGTCATACTCGAACTCCATCCAGTAGTAGTCCCAGTCCTCGACCAGCTGGTCAATACACCATCCCTTCATGTCGCCTTCGGGGGTAATGGTCAGCTCATCCGTGCCAAGGAAGTTGTACCAATCATTCAGCGACACTCCGCCCTCAATTGTCAACGCGCGATTGAAATTATACGCAGCTTCTATCACCTGTGCCATGGTAGCATGAAAATATCTTTTTGCATTCGGCTCGTAGAACAGGCGTACTGCATCGCCGTCTTCTTTATGTATTTCCTCATTTACATCCTTGCAAATATCATGTTCTACTTCTTCACCGACCTGCTCTGCAACTTTTTTGCGGTAGGTGCTGTAGGTCTGCTGAACTGCCACATATGCCGCCATCAGCTCAGCCTGAGACTTTTTGTTCAGGCCGTTGGACCCCAGAATGCATGCGATCGTACCAACACCAACGACTGTAGCAGGAACATAAAACTTCCAGCAGTCTTTGACGATTTCTTTCTTTGTCATCGGTTCTGCCTTGTTCATGTCGATCAGGCTCTGCGCCTTGGTTGTTGCCTTTGCAGTCTCCACGGCAGTCAGCACTACGCCCGCAGCCGCCGCTATGGACAGGATCGTTGCACCATGCTTATTAAAGTAGGAAAATATCTTTTTGTTCAGTTTCATGTTCTTGTTCCTTTCAGCAGTTTTCGATTTTCCAACGGTTTCTCTTCGATGCGTTTACAATCCCTCTCGGATACCCGATCATCAGGCAGACCGGCACAGCATCATTACGCAGAAATATCCTTCCTGCCCTCTCATGCAGACCGACGGCAAGATTGTTCATGCTGATAAAATCACGCATTGCCGTAATGATTGCCCTGCTGTTCGGTCGGTCCTCCTCGCTCAGGACAACTTCCATAATGAATATTCCGCTGTACACAAACTCTCCGATAATGTTCCGCACCGCTTCTTTGTTTACCTTTTGCTTTGGCTCAAAAGAGTTGTTGTACATCTCCGAGAATTCTGTCGGGTCAACATTTCTCAATTTCATAGCGACTCCTTTCACAAAAAAGAAAAGACCCGGTCTCGAACCGGGGACCTCTGTAATCAAACAGCGCTCTACCAACTGAGCTATCTTCTCCATTAAGCGGCAAGTATTTTTCGCGTCAAAGAACACCAGCCTTCGACAAAATATCAACCAGTGCTTCCTGCGTCATCTCGGCGTCAATGTCCAGATGCACCCGTACCGTTCTGCTCTTGTCTGCATAATTCACCCGCAGGTCGTTCAGCTGAACTGCTGCATCGAGCCCTTGTTTTTGGATCGCCTTACCTACAGCAGCTGAAACCAATCTGCGCAGAAACCCGGATTGAATGTGCATAATGTCCTCCATTTTGAATCTCCTTTCAAAATCAAAAAATAAAAAAGACAGAGGGCGAAACCTTTGTCAGATCTCGTACTCTTTCTGTTCTACTTCTTCTTTGCCAAACCACAGCTTAAACAAGCCAAGCTTGTGATAGATGTATGCCACACACGCCATGCTGATGGCGTATGCGCCGATACACATCTTCGCATAACCCCCATAAGTAATGGGTTTGTCCATAAAGTTCTTGATCGCTTTCATCATAGTAATTTCTCCTTTCAATGTAAGCCCTCTGTCTTCCATAAAGTATCCTGAATTTTTCGCGTCTGAAAAACAAAAGAGCCTACGATTTCTCGTAAGCTCTCTCAGGATAAGGCTAAATATCAATTCGTGTACCGGTTTCCGTTAAGTCTTAGTTCTTCGACGGCCGGAACAGCCTCACCAGAACCCAGATGACCAGACCGATTGTCAGTCCAATCACCGCGGTCACAATGACCTGCCCAACCGTTACGCTCGTATTCCAGATCTTCTTCAAAATATCCATCGTACTCCTCCTTTGTTTGGGCCTTATCTCATAAGACAAAGAGAATTTCTCGCGCCTACACGTCTCTCCTGTCAAACACCGTCTCCCAGCGTTCTTTCTTCAGCGGCTTCATCCGCAGGGCCCACATCAGTTTTCGCACGGTCACGGTCGGGTATAGCCCGTCTTTGTTTTTCCGCTTGGCATTTTCCCGGAAATACTCCAGAAACCCTTCATGCAGATAGATTTTGTCAGTCAACCATGGGTCAATGGGCCCCCAGAAGGTTGCCCGGCTCTTCTCGTTGAACCTCTGCTGAATCACGGCCAGTCCCTTACCATTTTCAAAATATAATGTGCAGATCCGGTAGACTGGGTGGTTGCATCGGTAAGTCACGCCGTAATACCGCGTCCATTCTTCGGACGGCTCGGTATAGTATCTCATAAAAAGAAAAAGAGGCCGCAGTTTTCGCCACGACCTCCAGTGTCCTCCTTTACTTCTTGAAGAATTTAAAGTCTCTCATAATGCCTTTAAACGTGCTCGAACAAATCGTACCCGTCTCCTCGAACTTGAATCCCTTACCGTACCAGTGACTGCCCACAGCCAGGCCTGCAATCGTCGCACCGATGCTCGTCACTGTCGTCAGGATGCGAATGAACTTATCGTCATCCGCTTTGGCGATCTCAAGTTCAAGCTTGTGCTTTTCCAGCTCAAGCTTGTCCTCGTCTGCCTCCTTGTTGACGTTCGCTTCATTCTCATCCATCCGCAGTTTGTAAAGCTTCACGATGTTGTCAGTCGCTTTGCCCTGCTCGTCACTTCCCGTTTTCAGGTTTTCCAAGTCCTCGAAGCGGCGCTTCAATTCTTTGTCCATCATTTCGTTCAGTTCCATTTTGAATTTCTCCCTTCAAAAATATAATGTTCGGAGTTTCCTCCGTAAAGCGAGAAGTTATTTTCGCGCCTGCACCTTTTTAATGCGCAGTACGGCATACTCGCTTCCTTCGATGTCCTCCACGGCCTTGTCCATATTCAGGAACAGATGGGCGCTGTCATCCTCTTCTCCGGTGTAGCCAATCAGCAATGTACCGACTGCTTTTTTGCGGTAATCGTGGGTCATGCCGAGTATAAGCCCCAACAAAAATCCCAGAATGATCGCCAGTCCTGTGAGTATCCATACCAGATAAGCCATTTTGAAAATCTCCTTTTATAAATATAAGTCATGTTTCGGTCACGCGCGTGCTGAAAAAAATAAGAGTAGATGTTTCCATCTACTCCATTTTGAAATGTTATTTCTTTTTGTTTCTTTCGTGTTCTCCTTTCCGTTTCTCGATCAGGATCTTCAATATCTCCCATAAGATCAACAATACAAAAAGCTGTACCACAAAATCGTACATCAGTCATACCACCTTTCATAAAGGCGGCTGATTTTTTCGCGTCAAAAAAGTAAGAGCCGCAGATTTCTCCACGGCTCCCGCCTTTCTTAGTAAACGAGATAATTCGTATACTGCTTCTTTTCTACCTGCTTGATCACACCTGCTTTTTGCAGCAGTTTGAAATCACGAATGATCCCTCCCATGTCGAACGCCTCAAATTCGACGTTGAAGTCCGTGCGCTTCTTCTTTCCGTCTTCGTAGGTTCTGATCGAATAGACCATCTGGCTAACCAGCCTCGGGTCCATCTTACAGTTCCGACGAACGACTTCCATCATCAGCTCGCGTCCTTCGTAATCGTCGTCTCTCACGCCTTTCACGATAACGGTCATGTGATTCACTTTGCTATTAAACATATTGTGTTCTCCTTTGCATTTAAACAGTGAATATTCGTTCCATAAAGCACACTGAAAATTTCGCGTCACTGCCGTTCCTTGCTCAGGAGCCAGAAGAAGTACCGGTAATGCTCGTAGTAGGTCTCGCGGCAGCAGGGGCAGCCATTTGCTTGAAGCTTGTTGTAGCCGTCTCCCTCTGTCACGCCCTTTTTTATGTACGGTGCCAATGCCGTATCAAGTTCCGCAATACACCTGTCCACGATGTCGATGCAACTGGAGTAGAACACTCTGGACAATGCGATCCTCTCGGTCTGGCTTTCAGGTGGGCAGCCCTTGATGATGCCGGAAATATCATTGGGTGATGTCTGCCAGCCGTCGATCAGAGTCAGGGCCTTCTTCCAGTCATCGTACTGCCTGCAAAAATACTTCAGTTCGTAGTACCGGTATCTCGGAATGTGGTATGGGTTCTTTTTTGACAGCTCCGCACGTTCTCTGCTCATTTTTCGCCCCTCCATTCATAGCCGGTCTGCTCATAGAGGAGCTTTGGTGAGATGTAATAGCTGATCCTGCCCAGCTTTGAGTTCATCTGCTGAACATCCGTAATACGTTTTCCATTCCTCGTTGCCTCGCCGATCGGAAGCCACCCCGCAATGATACCCGCACGCACCCACGCCGGGTCCCGGCCGTATACTCGTGCTGCGATCCGTACAGGAACCGAACCCATTTCTAATCTAGCTTTGTCCATTCTATCGTACTCCTTTTGTGTTACTCTAGGAACGTCCAAGTACGTTCCCAGGCTCAAAAGGATGATACTTGCAAAAATGGTCCCCCGCGTGCTGTTTTTTATCTTTTTCGCCATGAAGGATTGACAAGCAAAAATCTATCGTTTAACCTAGAATAGCTTTTCAAACAGAAAAAGCCCGGTCATCCGAGCTTTTTCATTTTAAATAATTCAATTTTCTAAAAAATCAAAGGAGGTTTCCATGTTAAAACCATGTCCAGAATGCGAAATGCAGGTCAGTGACAAAGCGACCGTGTGTCCTCATTGCGGCTTTCCGCTACATTCCAGCCCTGTCGGTGCAGTTCATAAGTCCCGCAGACGTCACGCCAGACTTCCGAACGGTTTCGGCCAGATCACCGAACTGCACGGACGCAATCTCCGTAAGCCTTTTCGTGTAATGGTCACTGTAGGAGTCAGCCCAGAGGGAAAGCCCATCGTTAAGCTCCTCCAGCCCGTCGCCTATTTCAAAACCTATAACGATGCCTATAAAGCCCTCATGGAATATAACAAGTGTCCCTATGACCTGACGCAGATACTCACCATGCAGGAGCTTTACGAGCGTTGGATCGACGAGTACACCAAAAAAGTATGCAATGGAAATATCATTTCGACCAATAGTGCATGGAAGTACGCAAACGACTTGTACGACATGCCGGTACGAACCGTTCGTATTTCCCATATCAAGAACACTCTGCTGAATGGCACCTTTGTCGACCGGCGCGGCATAACGCACCATACGACCCATCACATTCAATTGACCCTGAAAAAAATCTTCAACCAGATGTTCGATTACGCCGTCGAGTATGAAATGACTGATAAGAACTATGCGCGAATGTTCAACCTTCCCGAACCTTCTGCCGAAGAAAAAGCAACCGAAAAATATCCGCATTTCAGTTTCTCGGATCGGGAATTGGAGATCCTGTGGGGTGCTGCCGGGACAAACATCTACATCGACATCATTTTGATTCAATGCTATTCCGGGTGGCGAGCCTCTGAGCTCATAAAACTAGAACTCTCCAAAGTAAACCTTGAAGAGCAAACTTTCCGAGGCGGTTCAAAAACTAACGCCGGAAAAGATCGAATCGTTCCCATACACCATCTCATCTACCCACTTGTCGAAAAGCGCTATCGCGAGGCCAAAAGACTCAACTCCCCACGGCTGTTCAATATTCAGACTTTTGTAGAAGGTGACTTCAGTTTTATATACTACGAATTATATGCCCGTCAGTTCAAAGTCGTCATCAACCGCCTTGCCCTTGATCCACGTCATCACACGCACGACTGTCGCAAAACGTTCGTCACCATGGCGAAGCGCGCCAACGTCGATGAGTACGCCATAAAGCGCATCATCGGCCATCAAATTGCAGACCTTACAGAACGTGTATATACAGACCGAAGCATCGACTGGCTACGCTCCGAAATCGAAAAGATTCATTAA